CTAAAACACTATGATTATATTGTTCTAATAATTTTCTTATGTAGTTATAGAATTCTATTTCATCTAATCTTTGCTGTGGCATACTTTGTTCTTCTATACCTGTGATCATATTCAAACCTCCTTCATCAACCGATACTACTTAATAATAGAATAGCGTGGCGTGTCTGGTGTAACAGACGCAAAGCCCTGCGGATGTTACTCCAGACTGGCCAAAGCTGTTCTGTGTACACACATTGTGTCACTCAGGTACACTTACTCTGAGCTGTATCCAGCTGATACATATATTGTATCATACTTATTACAAATAGTCTAGTATCTCTTATTGATTAAGAGTTTTAATTTGATTTAATAATGTATTCCATACATCAAAATTAAATTTATCTTTATAATATTTTAATAAGCCTTCAGTATAGTCAGGTTCTACTGAACGCAACCAACTTATATTACCTTGTAACCATTGGCATTGTTCAAGATCAAAGTTATCTTTAAACTTAATAAAGTAATATATGTTGTCTTTGATTTGTCTTTTCTTTTTATGTCCTACTGTTAATTCATTATCTTTATTATACATGATACCTAGATTCCAGTTACGACCTGATGCTGAACCGAATCTAGTTTTCTCTTCTTTAATAGTTAAAGGCGTATCTTTTAATATTTCTTTAATGAATTCTATAATTGTTTGATAATCAAACTTTTCTTTTGCAGAGATTAAAATGTCATCTGCATATCTAGTATAAACATATCTTTGTTTCTTAAATCCATGCTCAGGTAAATTGTTTAACATCTTAGTTATTTTATAATCATATTCAACCATAACTAAATTAGTTAACCAAGGTGATATAGGTGTACCTTGTGGTAACTTATCATTTAAACAACTTAGTTTAACTAATGCATCTATAAATTCATTAGTGCTTGGTCCTCCTATTGCGAATGGATATAAGTTTAATAGTTGTTCTTTAATAAAAGTAGGATTACAACTACCGAAAAAATCCTTTAAGTCAATCTTTAAAAACCATCTTGATTTATTCTTTTGATGTTCCTTTACTGCATCTATAACACTACGTTTTTTAACGTAAGCGAATGCAGAATCATGTGGTAATAATTTAAAATCTCTTATTACATTATATGAAACATCTCTCATAAAATTTTTTAATTCATCATTAGGTGCATCTATAGTTCTGAATCCACCTGTACGTTTAGGTATCTTAAACTCTGTATACATCTCTTCAACATTATGATTATCTAAAAAACTTTTTATATTTAAATAGTTTTTATTTAGATGTCTCATATATTTATCAAAGTCGTTTGCTGTCGGTACAACAATATCTGTTGTTGCTACCTGTGTACGATAGAACTTAGATACATTACTAATATCTACATCACCAAATAATTCATCTACAATATTATATTCTCTTGGTGCTGTTCCTTTCTTCATGCTTACGATGTACATATTCTTTCACCTCCTCATGAGTTACTCTATCTTTAACTTCTGCATACTTAGCATCATTAAATCTATCTAATGTACCTACTAAGTAACCTGTTATTCTACGTATGCGTTCGAATTTAATTCCTTTTCCAACTAATTCTTTTTCCATACTTAACTCCTTTCTAATTTAATAATACTTAATAAATAATAGGAGGATAAGATGAAGGAGTGACTTCGTTGAACAGTGTCTTCATGCTGTAAATTTATTAATCCAGTGTGCATTCCATCTGCAGGTGATGCATTGCGACGCTGCATCCAGAACCTTGGAACCTGATGTTACGGCTGACTCAAGCTTTGATTCTGATCAATCACGTAGTTTCTCATCTTAACCTCTTGAAACTTTTTCTTTCTAGATAAAAGCAAACTTAATTAAAAGTTTAATACTATTATTAAATTGTAATTATTGTATGCTCAAAAGCATTTGTGAATATCATTGACTTACATTTTGATTTACGTATTAAGTTAATGAAATTACTTACTGTGAATGCAGCTGTTGAAACAACTGTACTTGCTACCGACAATGTCGTGCCACAAGCCGACACCGGCGTAGCATCTTTAGCTTCGCTATCTGTAAACTCCATAGATGATAAGAACATTTTCTTTTGTGTTTCATCTGACCAATCAGCTGCATAACTTTGTGCATCTTCAAGTCTCATTCTTGTATCAAACATTCCTTTAACTTTAGGATTGTCTTTACAACTTGTTGCGATTTCATATCTAAGTTCTATACTATCTACACATAAGAAAACATATCCTGATAGTGTTTGTCCTTCCCACTTGTCATGCTTTTTAATTTCACAAGTTGGGTTTATGTCTTTAATTATTTCTTCTAATGCATCTGTCTTTTTCATACCTATTTGATGATGAAAATATAATTGATTAGTTATATTCTTATCTTCAACTGTATCGAAATCCCAGATGTGTATACGTGGTACTCCAAGTCTAACTAATAGTTCAACGATTCTAGAACCCATAGCACCTATACCTATAACGTGTATGGCTCCTTCGAAATCATTAATAGGATCAAAGTATTCTAATGATTTACTTAGATTCAAGTTCTTTAATTCCTTTCTCTACTATATCTATAATCTCTCTGAAGTCATCTGCTTTGAATACTTCATTACGAAGCATAACTTCTATCATAGATGCTAGCATTGTCATGACTACTCTTTGATCTCCTGCTATTAATGTTGAACTTGCTTGTTTACCTTTTACTTTATCTACATGTATTTTACCTGATGAATTAACATACTCTTTAAAATTAAATTTTCTCATTTGCTTTCCTCCTATCTCGCATTTGATTTAATTTATCTTGTATTAATTTATAACAACCCGTACAAAAGTCGTAGTGTTCTAATGGTGCATATTGTTTATACTTTGCTATACCATACATTTGCTTAACAAATCTAATTGGTTTTTCTTTTTCTAAAACTTTACCACATCTAAAACATTCATATATTTTATTTGACATCTTTCCAGTCTTGTTTTCCTTTTAATGATTCTTTCTTATATATTCTACTTGAACCTTCAAAACATAAACCTTCGCATTCATATGCTTCTAACATATAATATGCATAAGCAGGTATTACTCTCTTTCTTTTGGTTCTTAAATATAAGATGTTATCTATTCTTGTTGCACTTATTTTTTCTGTATCTGTTTTGGTAGCAATCATCGAATTCTCCTTTATACTTTGTTCCATAGATATTCTTGTATGCTTCAGGTGTTATGTAATCATATAGATTAGGATCCCAGAAATAATCATCCCAATAATCATCTTCATAATCAAAGATAGATGTTTGTTTCTGTTTTGTTTTAGTGGGTGTTTTTGTTTTAGATTTGTTTATTTCGAATGTAGGTTTAGTTGTTTGTGTTGTTGTATATGTATGTTCTTTAACCTGTTCTTTATTTGTTTCATACCAATCAAGATATAATGAACCATCATCTTGTATTAAATGTATTGGTACATCTGTGTATAATATATTATTTGCTACATCATAAAATCTAGTTGTATATTCATTACGTTTATTTGTAATTGTGATAATAAAATAATCTGTAACTTGTGATAATAAATCTTGATAGAAACTTTCATCTACACCTGATGGACTTGTTCCCATATTAACGTGTGAATGTCCATGAAATCTTTTATGATTTACTTGTTCAGTTGTAAGACTCATTTCAAATTCAAACATCCTGTCTTCATCTTGTTCTACTGTTACACCTGTAACTCTTTGTGGATATACAACTATGTCTTCAATAATATAAGTTGCTTGAAGTCCTGGCATTTCATTTACAATTCCATACCATCCTATTTCTTTATCACTTTTATCTACTAACATACGCATTTTAATATATGCATTAGGTGTGATATAGATTGTAGGTTCTACTATATTTTGTTGTTCAATATATTCTTCAAGCATATCTTCGATATCTAATTTAAGTTCTATCTTAGTTGTATTCATAAATAAAGTTTCATTATATTTTTCTAATAATTTTTCTTTAACTTGTTCTTTAACTGGATTTAAATTAATTAATTGTTTCTTCATACTATAAATCCTCCGGTTCTATAACATTTACTTCTGGTTCTTCTGTGTCACCAAACTCATTGTTTAACCATTGATATAATGAATATACTTTATCATCTCTTTCAAGACATTTCATTGTTAAGTAATAATCATTACCTTCAAATGCATTTGCTAACCAGTTAAACCATCTATTACATACTGCACCATCTTTGAAGTTCATACTTCTAGCTGCAGCTAAAGCAACATTAACAAATAATGTTAAGTCTTGTTCTCTCATTGCTTTAATTAATGTAGGTTTATAATCACCTAAGCAATGATAGAATTGAAAATGTGGGTTGAACATTGCATTAATATCCTTACAACGATCTTCTGAAATACTACTAAAGTCTTGGAATGAATCGTTAGGTGAATAAGAATAGAATGCATCTACTCTAACCATAAGTTTAAATTTCTGTTCAATAAATACATCATTAATAAATCTAACTACATTTTGATTATTTACATTTCGTATTGCACATTCAGCTTCATCAGTATCAAAGTAATCTAATGGGATTCTAAATGTAATATTTAATCCGCTACCTCCATTAGTATTTAAATCATAAACACCTTTCATTTTAGATATTGCAGTTAGTTCTTCAACTATTGCATTTGTTCCTTCTTTGAAACTGTTTATTAAAATTTCATATTCATTTATCTTTGCTAATGATTCATCATATACTCTCATTGCATCATCAGCTCTTGATCTATAATTAGATAATTGTGATTCAACATTTCTAACTCTAGCTTCTGCTACTTTCTTAAATAAACTTTGATATTTAATTTCACGTTCTAAGTCGTGATATTTTTCTATTGAATTTAAAGCATTAAAACAATTAGTTGCTCTAACATTAGAAATACGTTTAACTTGAGAACGATTAACTAATGTTTTAAAATACTCTAATTCTACCTCATCTAATTTTGTTTTATAATCTTCAAAGAATACGGGTGCTAAACCTAAAGCTAGAAATGATTCTGATTCTTGGTCTATGTCTGCATAGTCTGTAAGCATTAAGATTATATGTTTTACTTTTGATTTGAATATACGAATGTGTTGGTGAATAGATCTTCCTTGTCTCTCTGATTCACGTAATGATGTTTGTTCTGCACATTTGTTAAATAAAGATTTGATTGCATCATCTTTAAATTCTTTCCAGATATCTTTATCTATAAATGCATATTCATATTCGTCATTCTCTAATGTATCTCCTGCTAAATAACCTGTGACTAATGTATATTGTACGTCACTTGTTTCATTAAATAAATTTAATAATTTATCTTTAATACCATCTATGATTTCCTCACGATGTCCTTCTGCTGTTTCATCGAAACAGAAATACTTTCTTACAAAAGGAATACGATTCATATGTAATGGTAAGTCTGCATGATATAGTGGTGTTGGTCCTCTGAAATACATTGTATGATTTTGTAATCTTATACCGCTTGTATCACCGCAGTCTAAATGTTCAGCAGTATTTGCATAATAATAACTATTAGAATATGTATTAGAAAATCTGTGATTTGATAATTGTAACATATTTAATTCCTCCTATTAAAATAAAAAGGAGAGCAAAAGCTCTCCTCATGAGTTTCTAATTACGCATTGTTAGCTTTTACAACTGCAATTAACATACATTTCTCAGTTACATTCATATCTGATAATGTTTTATCCATGTCACCTGCTTGTAAGCTAGCCCCATCTAACATTACTTGAGCAACTGAATAATCAACAGCATTATCTTCTAAGATTTCTCTTAATGAAGTAGCTGGTGAATAATTCTTTTCAACTCTTTGAGTTGTAGTTCCTACGATAACTCTAATCATTTATTACTACCTCCTTATTAGTCTAAGAATTCTACATCTGCTTGAATATCTTCAGCTTCTGCTAAATATTCTTCAACTTGTTTTTCAATAGCATTGATCTTAACTAGAATAGATGTAATAATATTTTTCATTTTTGCTTTTCTAGCTTCTTCGTTATCAGCATCAACTGATACACCTGCGATTGCTTTTCCATCTTTAAAGATTGCACCATAAGCTGTTACTGAATTACAATCTGCTGTTGTAATTTCATATAAAACTTTGTCTGCTTCTTCATCTTTTAAGATTAATACAGATGGTTTTAGAATACTCACTTTCTCAATATTTTCGTTTGTTAAAACTTCTGATGTGATGACTAACTTGTCATCTAAAACTTTTGCTTTTGCCATGTGTCATGACCTCCTTAATAAATATTTATATATCAACCTTCACTATGGGGAGCTAATGGTTAATACCTTAGTAACACGCACTGTTGTGCGATAGCAACAACAACAATGCATTACGATTTAATCGTTTAATATCATCTCCATTGTATGTCCCGCAATGTTGACGGTCAGATTCTCACCAGTAGATTGGGTCGTTTAGGTATGCTCATACGATACTTAGCAAACAGCTAAGCAAGAATTCTATTCCTTATCTACAGTACCACGTCTGCTAACGCCATTAATATATAAATAAACTAGCAGATAATTAGTGTCATGGGTTCGGTTAGTTTCATGCACCGGTAAGGTTAATCGTTTATTTACACATGCTATCTTACATGATATACACAGATGACGGCTTAAAATTAAGACTCATCCGTACACTGATATTACACAGGCATCAGTACCTGAGTACCATGAGGTACTATGAGAAGTATAATCCTGAAAGCCTTGGAGTAGATTATACACCTCATACTACCTCATGGGTAGTATGTTTAATTTTCTATTGTAGTTTTTATTTTATCTATTGTTTCATTTAATTCTTTTTTATTTGCATTTGGTTTTAATTTCTTAATTAGTTTTTCGATGTTATTTATTTTACGCTGTTTCTTTTGAATACAATTTTCTTTTCTTCCGATTTCTTTTCTTGCTTGTTTCTCGCCATCGACTAGATCTTTGTAATCTTTATTTTTTAAGAGCTTCATAAATAACCTCCTTTAATATATTATATCATTTTTCTAAATGTTTTGATAGATGTAATCTTCCATGTAAGTTTCATCACCGAATGATATACAATCAAACATTGTTTCTTCTTCAGGAGTTCTTCCTAATACATCTCTTGAATATTCTATGTCATGAGTTAAGTAATATTGTATGGACATATACGCTCTTAGTTTTGATTCTAATGTTCCATCATTATCTACTTCATATAATCTTGAATATGTATTTAATATTAAATCTAAATCTTCTGGAACTTCATTAATACATTCTAATAAATAGTTTGTATATGCAGTTTCTTTTTCTTGTTTCTTTTCTTCAAAGTATTCTGCTCTATTAATATAGTATTCTTCAAGTACTGGATGTTGTACTCTAATCCATTTCTTTAATTGATCATCATAATATTTATAATTCCATTCTTCTGGAACAGATATGTTATAATTTTTATCTTTGTATTTTATACTAATTTTAGATTTAGTCTTTCTATGTACTAATGTATCTATCATATCCATACTAGAACTATATAGATTATCTAATAAGAATCCTACTGATTCTCCAGGTTTAATATTAGGATGTTCATATCCATAATATACTTCATAACCTTTATTTCTATATTCTTTTATTTGTTCTTGTGTTAATTTGTATTCACTAATTACTTTCATTTTAAAACTCCTTTAATAAATATTTGAAGAGAGGTAGATTATAGTTCTACCTCTGCTTCTTCTAATTCTGGTCTATAATTTACATTGTAGTAAGTTTGACCATTTCTTTCTGAAACTACTGCTGTTCTTTCAACTGTAATTTCTTTACCTTTGATGTGTTTCAATACTTTATCAACATTCCAATCGTATGAATCTCCATCTTCTGTTCTGAACTTTTCGATTTCTAATCCAGTTTGATTTGCTAATGCACATAAGATTGCAGGTATTACACTTGCTCTTGAAGTATTAGCTGAATCATAGAATAAAACATCTTTAAATGTTCTTTCTGAATCTTTCACTTTCATTTCTATTGTGATAGTGAATCTATCTTCAGTTCCTTTCTTTGTAGTGTCTAGTACTACTACATTTTGAATTCCTAGAATTGGTTTCATAGTTTTCATTTTCATCAATCCTTTCTTTTTAAAACTATGCTAAAGTTCTTCAATATCAAGAACTTCGGAAGCCGAAGTTCTCAGGCAAATCCTCTAAACTTCGACTCAAACTTAAGCTAAAAACTTAAGCTAAAAATTATTTTGTAATAGTTTTTAATTGTTCTATTACGCATTTTCTAAAACATATTTGTCAAGGAGGAACGGACCAACCGGACCGTAGTATCCTTGACTAATATGATATAATAACTGATGCGTAGAACAATTCCTTTTTATGTTTTTATATTTTGTCGTTTATTTTATAAACTTAAATATCTATTGTGATCATTGCGTAAAGTTTATAACTTCTACTTAATGGTTTATTTAGACTGATGTCATATTCTTCTGAATAATTATCTTTATTAAGTTTATAGTCTATTGTATTAGCTATTTTTTCTTCTAGATTTTTTGTATCAAATCCTAAATATTTTAGATAATGTTTCATGTGTTGAAAGTTTTCAAATGTATGTTCTTCAACAATTCTCATATCTTCATCATTATCAAAACTGATTTCAACTATAAATCTGTTCACAAAATTAATCATTTATTGTTACTCCTTTCATATACTTAATTGTTTATTGTGGTTAATTTATTAACCAATAACTGTCTCTGGTAATTTTTACTAGATATCATGTGATTCTCTAAACTAAAAATAGCCTTGAAAAACATTATGATTAAATTACCTTATTAGTTGATTAATAAAAAAGAAAGGAACTAATTTAGATGTTCCAAATCAGTTCCCAAAATTCTATCTAACTCTGGATAATACTTATCAGCAACGGCTTTGAAGTAGATTCTCCAACATTCCTTTTTGATAGTATCAAGTATAGCTTTATCCTCAGATGACATAGCATTTAATTTAGATACAACATCACCATAACTTAGAGTTTGTAAAGGTTCAGATGATATGCTTTTAGCACTAGGTTTTCCATTTTTATCAAAGTTGAACTTGTTATAGTAATAAATTGTTTGATTGTATTGCTTGATGTAGTCATATACTATGTTTCCTGGAACTATGTTAGATTTCACTTTTGTTTCCATATCGTTTCCTCCTTTCATGACATACTTAAGCATATTAATAGATAAATACAAGTGACAAGATCCGTCAGGATCGAGACGCCGTAGGGCAGCACTTGTGTTTAGATAGTAATATGCTATTAAACGAGTGTACAAAGTACACGAGTTCCTTTAGATGAAAGGGGAAACGAGATGGATATAACAAAAGTAGAAAGATAACAGAGTTCCATAGGAAACAAGTATAGGACAAATCAAGTAATAAAATCAGTACAATTTAACTATAACAAGTCAACGCATGATAAAAATAGGAAAACCAGGGATAAAAGGATGTCATATGAGCCTATTACAAACCTAAGGAATGGCGATGCTGGAGATAAATATAAATGCTGTCATATGAGGAAAAGCATACTTGATTAGCAAAAAGAATGTTGGTAGAACTACCAAAGGCGTTGGTGATATAGTATTACCTAGTTAGAGAGGATTTTGCGGACTGCATGAACAGATAAATTAGTTCGTTTCGGCCTGATTATATCAACAACGCCGTTTTTCAAGGCTAGTAACGTGCTCTCTTGGCTAGTAAAAAACCAGGGCTCAACTAACGTTCACAACATACAGTGTCATTCTGCAGTCTTGGCTCTCGTCATATTCGATTGCTGCTCTAATGCACTTGAGCCCGTCGATTGAGTTCTTATTCGAGTGCCAGCGGTTAGTTAGAGTAAGATAGCGAGATACGAATAATTACAAATGAATGAGTGTAACGAGTGAGTGTAGTAATATGAGTATTGAGCGTTATCGAACGATAACTAATTGTGACGCACGAGAATTAAACTTACGAAGTAAGTTGTAGAACGAAATCGGGTTTTGAAACTAGACAAGTGGATACAAAAGCTGTATCATAGAAACTTTTTTTTGAAAAGTTATTAATGGGTAAAAAAGTATAAAATTGATACAAAAAATGTATCATGATAGAAGTAAAAACATCGAGTGATACAGAAAACGTATCAAAAATGGATGTTGATTAGTAGTAACAGCTTGGGGAAAAAAAGTTTTTGGGGTTTCACGGGAACACTTTTCTGTATCACGAGAAAAGTCGTCAAAAGAAAGTTTCTAGAGGGAAATCACTTCCAAGATATCTAGTAAAAATTGAGTGTTATTTATTTATTATTATCTATTGAATGAGTATAACTGTCGTATGTTTAATTAGTGTCGTATGAAAGATATATGTTAAGGGTTCTTAAATTGAATTTTGTGACCCTGGGTCACCTTGAAAATTGGTGCTAGAGGCAACCCCTTTATATTCCCCATATATGCCAGTGTGTGTGCATATTAATAAACAATCATTTCATTTCGCATTTACAAAAGCCCCACCACTGTGGTACAATTAAACTAGAAAGGAGAATGCCCATGCTTTATTTTAATACAAAGACAAAGTACCTTTATAGGTTGTATGCCAGCAATGTAAGATATGAAGACATTTCTGTGCAAGAATCTGAAGGTGATCAGACTATCTTAGATATAATTGATAAGAATAGTCCTATTGTTAAATCAGGAAAACCTTTCCATATCCTTAAATATAAAGATTGGAATGATGAAGGTAAGGATTGGATTGATAAGGTATTACTTGTTCCTGCTACAGGAGATAAAGCAATACCTTACATTTCTACTAATCCAGATTCAGCTGGTGCAATTAAGGTACCTCTTAATGTAGGTTCTGACTTTATTGCAATCAAAGATCCTGAGGAATGGACTGATGAAGAGCTTGAGAAATACGATGGTGGTGACGGGATTAAACCATCAGAGATTTCTCCATACGATGAAATTCTTCAGATGGCTCAAACAATGTAATTTAATAAAAGTAAGAGCGACAACACCCCACGTTGCTCTTATTTTTAGTTGAAAAAATCTAGTTGGTGGTATATACTTATGCTAAAGGAGGACAAGTCATGAAATTAAAAGTCGAAACTAAAGAACTTGAAACTAAGAATCTAATTGCTATTGGGCAAGAGAAGGATAGTGACAACACTTTTTGTATAATTGATCCACAAACAAATCTTGAAATGGCGTTTCAATTATTACACACTTTGTCTCTACACATCTTAAATGCCTACACTATTTCAGCTAACGGAGGTCAGTTATCTGAGAATCCAACTGAAGAGGAAACTAATAAGTTAATTGCTATTAAGTCTCAGTTGTACGATACATATAATTTAGCTGTGTCTTCTGTTTTAGAGCATTACGCCCCTGAGTTTGAACTTAGACCTGACATAACTGCAGATGCCATTGCCAAAGCAGAAGAAAATATTGTTAAAGAAAAGTACAAGCATTTATCTCCAAAAGAAAAACAACAAGCAAATCAAAGGATTCAAAAGTTCAAGAATCAGTTATTAAAAGAAAAAGCTTCTAGCAAGGAGCACAAAGATGAGACTAACAAAGTGTCCTAGGTGTTCATCTTTACTTAAACCTACAACATCTATATCTGGAGCACCATCTACTGACTGGCTTGAATGTTCTAATCCTACGTGTAATACGTTTGTTGATACCTACACTCCTATGAAACACCAAACCAGCGTCCATAAAGATTCACACAGAATCATTGGAAACTTTGGATCATACGGTACAGGTAAAACAAAAACATCTGAAAAGGAAATTGAGAAACATATTTTAATTACGCCAGACGCAAACATTTTAGTTGGTGCCAATGTTTCTTCTCAGTACGAGCAGACAATTTTAAGGGACTTCGAGAAATCTTTTCCGGAAGCATTCCTTAAGAATCGTAACGTACAGAAACAATATTTAGATTTTATTAACGATGCCCGCCTTATGCTCCGTCCATTCGATGACCCAGACAAACTAAGATCTAACAATTATTCCTTAGTTGTTATTCTGGAAGCATCTGAAGTACAAGCGGAAGCCTTTCATCAGTTAAAGACCAGACTTCGTAATACTGCAGGTAGAAGAGTTGTTCCTTCTATTCATGCAGACGAAGGTGATACAGTTTATGACTGGCGTAAACTGATCTGCGAGTCCAACCCAGATTCTGGGTGGATCCGTTCGGACATCCTTCAAGTTGCATCAAGCATTCATCAGTTTGGTAAATTCTGTAATGAAGAGTATGACCAATCTGAAGATCAGCTTGACCCAAACATATCTTGTCATATTGCATCTACAGATGTTAATACGTTCTTACCAGATGACTATATTGAAGTTAATACAAAGAACAAACCAGATTGGTGGATTAAAAGATTTATTTATGGAAGTTTTAAATTCGCAGAAGGTTTGGTATATCCGAACTTTTCTAAATGTATTGTTAAGACTCCAGCCAATATTGTGATTCCACCTAAGTATAAGATTCTTGCTGCACATGACTACGGTTTGCAAGACCCATCTACATTCTTATTTGGATTTATAGATTCAGATAGAGGTAAGTTGGTAATCTATAAAGACATCAGAACTACAGATACTTCTGTTAAAGATCTTGCAGATATGTTTAAGGAAGCAGCTAAAGATGTAGGTATCGGGCAATGGTATACAACTCCAATCATTGACCCAAAGAATAATAAAAGAGATTACGATAAAAAGGATTTGATTACACATTATCAAGAATACGGAATCTCTTTTAAACCAGGATATGTAAACAGAGAAGCTAGAATCTTCAGACTTAATGACTATATTGAGCAAGGAAGACTAGAAGTTTATGACTGTTGTCAATTCTTAATAAAGGAAATGAGAGAGTGTAAGTTCAAACCAAGAACACTTAACGATAATACTAATGCCAAAGATGTTCCACTTGATAAGAACGACCACTCAATCACTCCACTTGAATGGATGTGTATGGAGCTTCCAGCAGATCCAAAGAAATTATTTTATAATATGTTTGACCAATACGGTCGAGATATAGAAGAAGAGTATAAAAAATACAACAAAGGTGGTTGGCAATTTCAAGAAGACACCTTACCTGCCGGTGGCTTTGAAGATCAAGGCACCACCTTTGGAATAGAAGGAGGAGATTTATTTGGATAATTTCGTTCATTTAATTATTGGAATGTTATTAATGTATCTGATTTTACAGAAACCATTGCAGATAACAATCCATCATAAAAATGAAAACATTGTTAAACCGCTACCTGAGAATGCCATTCCTAAAATGTCTGAAGTTTTAAAAGAAAATGATGGGCAAGAAGACGATGCTTATGAGAAAATGGGTAACGTTTTAGGTGAGGTTAACAAAATATTTGGAGGGAGTGATCGTGAATGAAAAAGAATAAAGATATTTATGGTTCAGAATTACTTCCTGAAGGCGTTTGTTTAAAAGATATTCAAGATAAAATTCGAGATACAAACGCACATTATACAAAAGCAATGCAGAGGATGCGTATATTAGACGGTGCTGATAGAGGAAAAGTGTGGGATGTTGTTAAAGCTAAGTTCCCATCTTACCAATTAACACCTGATACGAATTGGGTAAATTATATTAAAGATAATTTAATGGCATCTATCTACACAACAGGGCGTTATGGGGAGCTAATGCCAAAGTCTGACGAAGATGCTAAGCTTTGTGTAGAGTTCAACTCAGCAATGGAAACAATTTGGGACAACATTAAGGCCGAATATTACCAAATGTTAGCTGGTGAACGTGCTGCATTGCTGAATTTAGGAATCACAATGGTTGGTTGGGATAAGAAAATCATTGGTGGAACTAAGAATTATTGGTATAAAGGAGACATCAAGCTTCAAAATATAGACCCAATGAAGTTCAGAAGGGATCCTTATGCCGATGAATTCGACAATGCAGAGTTCTGTTTCTACTTTGATGACTTTGCACTACCTATTATTAAGACTAAAAAGATTTATAAAGAGCGAATTGCTGAATTAGAAAAGGCTTTAGGTAAAGATTTAGGTGGTTATCAAGCAGAAACACAGATAAAAGCTGCTAATGATCGTAAAAGAACTGACGGTTCTAACCAGGATTATCACAGATTAACCTATTTTTATATAATGTACACAGCAGATAATGAAGATGGATTCAAAATTGCAGAGATACATCTACTTGATGACAAGTATATCTTGTATTGTGAACAAGATCATAAGCCAAGAATGTTCCCATTCGCATTATTATATTGTAATTTACCAGCAGGAGACCTTATTGGTGCTAGTGAACCTGCAAAAATCTTTGGAAATTACTTAACTTATGACTTACTTAACTCAATTTATGCTACATATGCTTATAAAGCACAGCGTCCACCACGTTTTGTTAACGTTCAATCTGGTATTAACCTAAGACAGTTCGCAAAATACGGTAATGATGCAGACAAAACATTCCCAGTTAATGGTGATGCTACGACTGCAGTACATTATGGACAGTTTCCACCACTTCCAGCAGAGCTTTTACAGATAAAAGCTAACATTGGAACTGATATTATGACTGCATCCGGTATTGATGCTATGTATGCAGGTAAAAATACAGGTTCAGTACAGACGACTGGGGGTATGGAAACACTTACTAACAACACTACACTACGTGATAACCCAAAGATTGCATTATATGAACAATATTCACGTAGATTAACAGAGTTAGTTGTTAACAATCTAGTACAATTTGGTGATAAACGTACTTATACTGTTAAAGATCCTATTACTCAGCAAGTTAAGACAGTAACGTTTGACTTCCCAGAGATAGATGATGATATTAGATTCAGATATAATCTAGATATTCAACCATTCTTACCTAGAAGTAAAGCAAGACTTGCTGCTACTGCTGATATGTTGTTAGAAAAACAAGCACAATACAAACCAGATCCTGAAATTATTACAGTTGAAGAATGGTTATTAATGCAGGACATTCCGTTTAGAGACATGATCTTTAAACGTATGGGTATCCAAAGAAATACACGTATTACTGAACGAGTTGCTCAAACTCTTGAGATGTTTGCAGACTTAGTTGAAGGTGGTATGTCCCCTGAAGATGCAGTTAATAATGTAGCTGCACAATTACAAGCGCAACAACAACAAACAACATTAGGTAATACTGCAGATGTTGGTGCAATACAAGGTTTAGTGGAACCAGGTAGTCCACAAGCTGCACAAATGGGTACTCCTAATGTAGAAGACATGGGCGCTGGAATGCCAATGATGTAGAAAGGAGGTAAAGTATGGGAGATTTTATTAAAGCTGCTCACAGTAAAGATGGTAAACAAGCATTTACTATCACTGAAATCGTTAGAGATCCAGTAGCAGGACATAGAACTGATGAAGCAGGTGAAGAAATCACAGACACTATCGGTGTTGTTGAAAAGTATGTTGGAAACTTAGTAGACTTAAAAAC